TGAGCACGGAGGACGCAATGAGGGGTTTCGAGAACATCGCCAAAGGGCCGGCCTCGGCGCAGGACGGGCTATGACTGAGAAATCCACCCGCGTCATCCGGCAGCTCTTCGCCCTGGCACTGGACCTCTCCGCTTCGGCTGGAGAGGTCGCCAACGCGGGGCAGAAGATCGTCGAGTTCCTGCGAAAAGAGGGCGCCACAATGAACGATCTGGCCGAGCTGTTCGGTAGCAAGGCGTTGCCGCCACCACAAATGCCAAGCCCGGACTACCTGTCTATGGCCATGCCGTTTGGAAAGTACAAAGGGCTTACCTTGGGCTGGATCGTGGAGCACCAACCCGATTACTTGGACTGGGTGCTCGAAAATTGCGACCACCTGCGCCCGCGCCTCCGCAGCGCCATCGAACGGGTTCTTGAGGAATGCGCGCCGTCGTAGCTGGAACCTCTGGAACATTCCACTCCAAACTCACCCACAAACCCCGTAACATTCACCGCCACGGACATCTGAGAATCCTGCGATTCACCCATCAGCCTTCTGTGGAACATTCAACACCTGGTTCCTTTCAGTGACCGCGCGCCACGCCGCCCTCTCCTCTTTCTCTGTCATCCACCGTTCCGGCTGGCAGCCCCAAGGGCAAGGCAGCTTCCTGGATACCCCAAACAGCCGACAAACCAGCGGGCGGGCCTCGTAGGCCGTGCAGCGGCCATTCAGGCCAAGGTGTGGACAGACCGGGACCACGGTAAACCCAGGCAGGCTCTTCGCGTCGAATGCCATGTGGACCATCTCAAGGCCAGTGTCGAACCAGTCCGATCGTACGCCGTCGTTCTCATCAAGCAGTTTCGCCTCCACGGCGCTGCACCCAATCGGCCCACAGCAGGTGTTGTTGCGGTCCTTCCCGCAATGCCCCTGGCAGGCCACCTTCGGCAACCTGTCGTAAATGTCCTGAAAGGGATGGCGGTATTCGCTCATCACCATCGGCACGGACACCTGGCTTTGCGCCCAACCTTCCCGCCGCACCACCGGCACAACCCAAAGGGCGGCCGGCCTGGGCTGCCGGGCTCCCACGGCTTGTAGCCCAGCCTCTTCCTCTGGCGCTCCGTGTGGTAGGCCCTGACATGATCCTCGGTTTTGGGCTTGGGGGGCTTTGGAAATAACAAAAGCCCCTTGCCCTTCAGCCGCCGGATCACATCCTTGGCCACTTTGACCTTTCCGTCTCCCCTGAATTGGCAGAAGTATTCCAGGGCAGCCGACCCAGGGAACCCAATGTGGCGCGCCTTGACCTGGGCGTAGCTCATCCCATCGCGTCGCATGTGTCCATCCCGGCAGTGAGCATCCAGATGGAGGTAATGGGCACCGCGAAGGCCGTTGTCGTCTTGGTTCGGCCGCCCAATCTTTGTCCCGCACACCATGCAGCGGCCCTCGAATGTGAACCACTCCTGAACCGGCTTGAGGGTGGCGCGTTGTTCAGTGGCCATCCAAAATCCTCCAAAGCGGCCGGAGTGCCTGGTTGGCCAGTAGCATCCATCCTCTTAGGCGAGGACACGGATGCTTCGCGCAATGCGTGGACAGCGCGTTCACCGCCCTGGCGGCTTCATCGGCCAGCCTGATGGCTTCGTCGATGGCTTCGTCGATCTTGGTCTTTTCATCAGTGGTCATAAAATCAACCCGGAGGGCATCCGTGCCATCCGGGCGTCCCCCAGGACCGACTCACAGATGGTTCAGATCCGTGGATTCAGCGACCTGGGAAATCAAAGTCATGGCCCGAGCCTGCCGGAAGCGTTTCCACATGTGTAGTCCGCAAGACTACGGACAAACCACGCACAAGGTTGCGCATCAAACCCCCGCCACTACAATCCCCGCAGTCGGCTTCGATGCTGTGGTCAGTGACGCAGACTTGATCATGTCAATCGGCGCCTCAGCGACGATAGGGTAGGTCAGCGAATCGAACGGATGGACGTGGGCGCTCTTCTTGATGTAGTCGCCGACCTTGGTGCCAGGGGAGAGATTCACCAGCATCAGCCGCGTTCTTGCAAGTTGCGCAGAGACGTGGAGTCTACGCTCGTAAAGGAGTTGCCAGGCGAGCTGCACACGATCTCTTCGGCTATTCTTGTACTTCGGCGCGCCGTCCACCATCACCTGCCCATCTGTGGCCTCGGCGATGATCGCAGCAGTGGATTTGTCCGCAGCAGCGCGCGTATCCAGAGCATCCGAGTCCGACCAGTGGCGGAACCGCAACGCCACATTGTGATGCTTCAACTGCCACTTGGACCAGAAGACAATCCGCTCAAGGCACCGAAGCGCGAACTCCCGAATCGAAATGTAGGTGGCGATGACGACCACCTCGTCGAGAACCGAAAAGGAGACGAGTTGCTTGCGCATCTTCTGCCCGGTCCTCGGATCATCGACGACGATCTCGTTGATGATTTTCTCAATGATGTGGAACGAGTGGTTCTTGGCGAGGCCGCAGTCCCAGCCGGTGAGCAGCACCTTGCATTGCGCAGTGGGAACAAGGCGCTCATGCTCCTCCGGCGGCCCGTTGGTGTGGCCCAGAACGTGAACTCCCTCATCGTAAACGTCGGAGAAAAAGCCGTCGGTGATGTCTTGTTCCCAGACGCCCTTGCAGAATCGGTTGAACCACGTAGCGCGTTTGCGGTAGCGGGCGTAAAGCTCATCTCGCTCTCGCGGGTCAAGCTGGGGGTTGTCCTCGATCATAACGAGGATTTTGTGGAGGCCGTCTCGGAAAATTTTATCTACATCCGGCTCATCGATGGGGACAGGTGAGTCCATAAACTTGAACCACAGATCGTGCATCCAGTTGTTCGGCCCGCTCTCTGGAGGGTTGCAATCGGCGATGATCTGATGTTGCTCGAATGAAACGCCCGGCATTCGCAGGGCGTCGCAGAAGATGTCGAAGGCGTGGCGGTCGCAGTACTGGTCGAATTCGCTCAGCCAAAAGCTGGAGTAAAACGGCCCCTTGAATTTGGCCTCCACCTCAGAGGCGTGCTCCAGAGAGTGTTGTTGAATCTCTGAAATAGTCCCGTGACGGTTGCGGATCTTTACGAACGACATCTTGGTGTCGCCCGTGGTCTTCGGCCCCTCGATCACCTCAAAGCCTGGGCAGCCATGCTTCCATGCCTCCGGCATCCACGGCTCCCACAACTCGGCGGCGAGGCCGTGCTGCCAAAACGGCAGCATGACGTTGGACAACAATGTCCATACCCCAGATGCTTTGGCGTTTTTGATCGTCTTGGTAACGATTCCAAACGTGGCGCCGCGAACGTCGAAGGCGTGCCGGATGACCTTATGGATGATGCCCCAGGTTTTTGACGACTTGCGCGGGCCGTGTACGAGCAGGTAGCGGTGGAAGTCGTTGAACACCTCGTACTGCTTGGGGTTGATCGGTGGCAGCCATCCGCCGTCGCTGTCGTAAACGAAGCCGCGTTGATTGACTTTGATCATCTCTGGATCGTTTTCACGAGCTGCTCGATGCACCACTCGATGGCGGAGCGCGTCGGCGTGGAGGGGGCTTTGTAGGCGGTTTCAAACTGCGCGCAGTTCAACACGGCCGCAGATCGCTTGCAGTGGTGCTGGGAGAAATCCTCCGGGTTCCAACATTCCACCGCAAGCTTTCGTAGGCCGGCGACGTGGAGCATCCTCGCAACCTCGGCGGTGCGGATGGGCTCTGGCTGAACGCAGTGATAAACCCCCGGCGCTCCTTTCTCTGCTAACTGCCAGCTTCGCATGGCGAACTCTTCGATGAACGTGGCTGAGTTGAGGCCGTCGAGAATCAGAGGGTAATCGCAGAGTTTCAAAAGCCAGTTGCGCCGATGGTGAATATGCGAGAATGGCATCCGGATGCGGAAGATGAAGACCGATCCGCCGACATCTTCGATGCCAAGCTCGGCTTGCCGCTTGCACGTCGCGTAGAAGGATTGCTGTTTGGGCAAATGCTTCGGGTCGTCCTTCTCGACAAAGGGACCATCACCGTTGAAAATGCAGCCCGAGGAGATTTGGATGAGCGGGAGCGAAAGCTCTTTGCAGACCTTGGCTACGTTGACTGGAAGCGTCACGTTGGCCCGGTAGCACTCGGCCTTGTTCGCCTCACAGTCGTCCACAGTGTCCCCCGTGTAGCCGGCGGCGTTGATGACAATGCGGGCGCGGCAGGCGGAGAGATTGTACCTCACCACGGATGGGTCCGCGTAGTCCATCCATGACCGGGAGAAGATGATTGGGTAGTAGCCGAGGTGGTAAAGGGCGCGGCAGTAAGCTTGGGCCACGAAGCCAGCGCCAAGAATGACGATGGGATTGGCGTTTCGATTAGCCTTGATCACCGGGCCAAAGGGTGCATGAGTGGCAGGGCAAAAGCTACAATTCGATAACGATAACCATGAGCACTTTAACGTTAGACAGAAGCGATGCCGGCGTCGATGAGCTTGTTTCCGCTTGGAAGGATGGCGGCAAGTACCGAGTCACTCTTGAAATCACGCAAAGCAATTCCAGTCCCAACGTGGCGAACTTCGAGGTGGCGGGAGTCACAGATGAGAGCGAAGGAGCAGCCGTCGAGGAAACGACGCCAGCGCCCGCCGCCAAGCCAGCCAAGCCGCCGGTTGAGGTAACGTACTGATGGCCGTCCCCATCCAACTCCTCACGGAGAAGTACAAGCTCGATCCGAAGAGTTTGGAGGCGGCGTTCGACTGGAAGACGTTGGAGGCTCGGCCGAAGGTGAAGGTGTTGGTTGAGCAACTTCGGGACACGGTTCAGTCTGGCATTGATCGCAACCGCAGGGATTACCGGCTCTACAAGGCGATGGACTGGGCTTACGACGCGCCATTCTACCAAATCTCCCACACGCAGCTTCGTGGACTTCTCAGCAGCAAGCCGGACGACAAGAAGGTGGAGGAGACGATCAAGTCATGGGGCCTGACTCATCTCTTGGCTGATGAGATCGATTCCACGGGCAAAGTTTGCTGCGATCAACTCGGTAATCCCAAGAAGGTCGTGAACCTCCCGGTGTTCACGAACATCTTCGTTCCGCTGGTGATGGCGTACGTCACCATACGCTGGGCGAAACTTTTTAACGAACGAAACCTCGTTCCGCTCTACAAGTACGAGCCAGTGCAGTTCACGAAGGAGAATCGGGCGCGCTGTGAAATTTTAACGCAGGTCGTTCAGAAACAATCGGCGTGGTTTGACTATCCTTCCGACGAGGCTCAGTCCATACTCCAAACCCTCCTCTACGGTTACTGCATCAACTTCCCCAGGGAGGCTTGGTTTGTGGAGAAGCAGTTCGGCGAGGACGGCAAGGAAAAAATCCAAAGGGAGGGGCTCCGATTCAACATGCCGCACCCGAGCCGGGTTTACTACGACCTCTTCAATCGGCTCTCCAC